CCGCCCCCGATGGGCGGCGGGCGCAAGATCATGGCGCGCGAGCAGAACCGCAAGCACAAGGCGAGGACGAAATGAAGAAGGTATCAGCCAAGGATCGCGCCGGGAATAACGGGCGCAACTGGTCGGAATCCGTAGACCTGCGCTCTGGCAATCCGTGGGGCGGCAAGAAGACGGATACGGTGTACGGCCGCACGTCGAAGAAGCCGGAAGAAGACGACCGGCCTTCGAAGACGCCGAAGGACCGCAACACCGGCTCGCCGCTTGCGAAGAAACTTGCCGGTAAGGTTATCGGTTAATGGCCCGTAAAAAAGAAAAGAAGGAAAAGCCGTCGGAGCCGGTCGTCGAGACTGTGGATAGTCGCGCCATTGATGCTGAACGGCTCGACGAGGATCTGGAGAATTTTGCGGAGGATATCGCCTCCGACGCATACGCCGAAGCGATGAAGCTGTACCCCAAGATTCAAAAATCGTTTGAAAACAAGCAGCAGCAATCCGACAAGTGCGAAGAGTATTACAATATTTACAACGCGCAGCCGGATGAGAACCAGCAATACACCGGCAACAGCCAGTGTTACATCCCGGCTGTGCGCGACGCGATCAACGCGCGCTGCAAGCGCACCCTCGCGACTCTCTTTCCCGCCAATTACAAGCACGTGGACGCGGTTGGCCCGGCCGACATTACGCCTTACCCCTCGCTCGCCCTGCTCGAACATTACATCCGCAAGACGAACCTGAAAGACATTGTTCGTGCGGACCTGCTTGCGGGTGACGTGACCGGTAACTGGTGCCTCTACGTGGACTGGATGAAGACCACGCGGCGCGTGACGGAACTGGTGAAAAAGCCACCGCTCCTTACCGACGAGGAGGCCGGGGTTGAAGCAGAAGACGTGACGGTCGACGAAGAGTGGGACACCGAAGAAACGGAAATCGTTGACGAGATGCCGGATATCACGCCACTGTCGGTTGACGACGTGGCCGTTTACCCGCCGACCGTGAACGACCTGGAGAAAGCGACCGCTACGGCGGTGCGCCTGCGCCTGTCGAAGGAATCGGTACAGCAGTTCGTGGACGAAGGTGTGTTCGTCGGCTGGAACACTGAAGAAATCATGGATCTGCTGAACGAACCCGATGGCGGGCGGCAGAAGCGGGTACCGAACAAGCGCCGCACGGCGGACGCCGGCGTGCGCACCGAAGGCACGTATAAGTACGCGCTGGTCTACGAGGTTCACGCGAACATCGAGCTGGAAGAAGACAAGGGCAAAGAGCCCGTCTTCATCTACTTCGCCGGGCCGGAAACCATCCTTGGCATTATCCGTAACCCGTTCTGGACCAAGAAGCGCCCCCTCCTGATGGCGCCGGTCGAGCGCATCCAGGGGACGGTGTACGGCATCTCGCGTATCGAGCCGGTGAAGTATCTCCAGTGGAATCTGAACGACTACTGGAACATGGGCCAGGATAGCGCGCAGTACGCGCTGCTGCCTATCGTCATGACCGATCCGCTCGCGAACCCTAACTACCAGAGCATGGTAATGGGGCTGGCCGCCGTGTGGTTGACGAATCCGCAGACGACTTCCTTCGCGCAGTTCCCGGCCATCTACAAGGATGCCGTCGCCCTGTGTAACGCCATCAAGGCGCAGATCCAGGAATCGATGGAAGTGAACGACGCCATGCTCGGCAAGATGCCGGCAGGCAAGAAGAATCAGGCGCAGGCCGCCGCCCAGGCGCAGTCGCAGGAGTCGAACATTATCGACCACGCGAAGCGGTACGAGGGCTGCATGCTGAACCCGCTTCTGGAGCGCATGTTCGAGCTCGACCGCCAGTTTCGCACGAAGGAAATCACCGTCATCACGATGGGTGAGGTCGGCGCGCGAGCCAAGCAGCAGGAAATCCCGGTGCAGGCGTTCAATGAACGCTATTTCTTTCGCTGGTGCGGCACGGCCTACCAGACCGGCATGCAGCGCATGCAGCAGATGATTGCCTGGATGAACGTGTTGCGCGGTGTGCCGCCACAACAGCTCGACGGCCGCCGGCTGAACGTCGGCCCGATCCTGGAGATGGGCACGGAGCAGATCTTCGGGCCAGAGGTTGCGCCTCGCATCCTGATCGATGAGCGCAACCTGTACACGGTCGATCCGAACGACGAGAACCTCATGATGCATAACGGTTTGCCCGCAGAGGTGCATCCGGCGGACGACGATCAGAAGCACATCGCCGCGCATACGCATGGCGCCCAGCTCACAGGTGACCCGCACGGCCTGTACCGCGCGCACATCCAGGCGCACCAGCAGGCGATGAACCAGAAAATGCAGAAGCAGCTCGGCGCGCCGCAACCCGGTCAGCAAGGCGCACCCGGCGGCGCAGGTCCGGGGATTGCCGGAACACCACGCCCTGGCGCGCAACCCGGCCAGCCGCGCCCACAAGGTCCGCCCGGAATGATAAACGCCGACCAGATGGCCGACCCACAAGCGGAGCCGCGATGATTGCTCGCTCAACCCTGTGGGGCACTATCCAGCTCGGAGACGGATTTTACCGGCTCTCGGATCTGGAGCAGGCCGCCATCGTCGCGCACGAGGAAGGGCATATCCATCACCGGCACGCGCTAAAACGCCTGTGGTGGATGGTTTCGTTCCGGTGGAAAGGTTTTTCTCAACGTTGCGAAGCGCAGGAGATGGAAGCCGACCGCTACGCGGTTGAGCGCGGACACGCGCCGGGGCTGATCTCTTTCCTGTTCCGCCAGCAGATGCATGTAAAATCGCCGGGGTACCCCACGGCGCGACGCCGTATCGAGGCGATCCATGTCCGATGAATTCGAAATTACGATCCCGGTCGTGCGCGGCGAAGGCGTGGGCGTGCCTATCGGCGAGATTCAGCGCGCGATCAATTCCATCTGCCAACAGGTCCAGACTGACCTGAACGAGATCGCGTCAGGCGGGTTCCCGCTGACGGACGTGGATATCACTGGCGGCACGATTGCGGGTGTCGCGATCAGTAACAGCACGGGCACGACGCAAGGAAGGCTCGACAATTCGACGCTTCTGGCAACCGATGCGTTTGTGAACCAGCAGGGCGCGTCAGCCACGGCCACGGTACCCTTCGCTGGCGTCACAGGCGGCGTGTACAACCAGGCGACGCTCGGCACCGGACTGACCGTGGTCGTGTTCGCCAGCGGCGGCGCCATCACTTCCGCCCTGACCATCTCGAATCCGGGGAGTGGTTATGCGGTCGGTGACCTCGTGGCGGTGCCTGCGGGCAACTCAGACGCAGTGCTGCGCGTGACCGGGGTGTCGGGCGGCGGCGTCAGTTCGGTAGGCATCGCGTACGGCGGCACCGGTTACACGACCGGTCAGGTCGCGACGGCAGTGCCTGTGCCTCCCGGCAAGCGCGCCGTAGTGTTCAGCGGCGTACTGACGAGCAATCTCACCTTCATCATCCAGAATGGCACGTATCTGACGGCGAGTCGCGAGGTCGAGTTCATCAATAATACGACCGGCGCTTTCACGATCACGGTGTTTCTGTCGAACGGCGCGGACGGGCACGTCGGCAACGGTGTTGTGCTGCCGCAAGGCACGAACAATTCCAGCGCCGTCGCGCTCTACACGGATGGTCAGAACGACGTGTGGCTGGCGAATTCGCTGACAGGCGTCGGTGCGGGCACGATGGCGACGCAGAACGCGAACGCGGTTGCGATCACGGGCGGTACCGAATCGGGCGTGGCGATCACAGGCAGCACGATCAACAGCACACCTGTCGGGCAGACGACGCCTGCCGCCGGCGGCTTTACCAACCTGTCGTCTAGCGGATCGGTTAGCGGTACCGGGTTCAGCGCCTATCTTGCCTCACCGCCTTCTATCGGAGGCACGACGGCCAATAGCGGGTCATTCACGAACCTGTCATCCAGCGGCACGGTAAGCGGAACCGGCTTTTCAACCTATCTCGCGAGTCCGCCAGCGATTGGCGGTACGGCGCCTGCTGCGGTGAGTTCGAGCGGCGGCGCGCTGAATGGCACCCTGGGCGCGACGACACCGAATACGATCGCTGCGACAACAATCGTTGCTACCGGTACGATCACCCCGAGCCAGACGAACGGTATCGTTGGCACGACGACGAACAACAATGCGAATGCAGGCAGCGTAGGTGAGCTTCTTACCAACGCGACGTCCGGCACTGGACTAACGTCCAGCACGTCCGCTAACGTGGCAAGCATATCGCTGACCGCAGGCGACTGGGAGGTAGCAGGGACCGTTACGACAGTTCCGGCAGCAAGCACGGTCACCGTATTCGCGGCAGGCGGCTTGAACATCGCCACGGGCACGCTGCCGGCGGGTAACACTGGCGCATCTTTTCAGATACCCGGCTCAAGCCTGGCGGCTATCAGCATAAGTTCGACTACAGGGCCCGTCAGGTTCAGCCTTTCGGCAACGACCACGGTATTTCTTGTCGCCAACGTGAGCTTTACAGTCAGCACGATGACCGCAAACGGCTTCATTCGCGCCCGTCGTGTTCGTTGACAATTTACAGCGTAAAGTATATAACCGGCGAAAGCCTTTTAAGGAGCGTATCGTGCGCAAAATCCGCTTGGCCGAGTTGATCGGCAAACTGTTCCCCGGCATTCAGGGCGCATTGCCGGTTATTCCGGACAATGGATCGATGCCTGATCAGGCAGGTCTGATCAACGCGATCATTTCCGCCAACCCATTTCCGGCGACCGCGTATAACGTCTACGCAGGTACCGGCGCCGTAACCCTGACGCAGCAGCAAACCATGTCGGCGGAAGTGAACGCGCTGGCGATCACCGGGATCACGGCAGGCGCCGCGATCACCCTTCCGACTGCGGCATCGATGCTCACCACTATGACGCCTTTCCAGGGTGTCGTCGGCGCCTCGACCACGCTTCGGGTAATCAACTCGACTACTTTCACGGCGACGATGACAACCAACACCGGCTGGACTATCAACGGCCAGGCGGGCATCGTTACCCAATCTTTCCGCGATTTCTTCGTGACTTGCACTGGTACCGGCGCAAGCGCAGCCTTTATCCTCCAGGATATCGGCGGCGGCGCGCTGGCGGCGGAGTAATCTCATGAGCAAACTGCTTAAAAGATTACTAGGCCTTCTGTATCCGGGTATTGACGGAGAACCAGACGATGGACCTGATCCTTCTGATACTGACGCACCTGATCCCGATCTCGCTGACGACGACGATCTTCCTGAGCTTGACGGGCCTGATGATCCTCCGGCTCGCGCCGCATCCCGTCGTTCTGCTGCTGACGAGCGCCTGGATCGCGTGGAAGCTGAGCTTGAAACGCGCAAGCGCGCCTTCGAGGCGTCGCAGCGCACTCCTGCCGTAGATCCGGAGTTCACGCGCGAAGAGGAACGTCTTCGTAATCCGGAACTGACGGACATGGAGCGCTGGCAGATCAACGCCAACCGCACCCTGCGCGCCACGCAGCACCAGGCCGCGCAGGCGCTTCAGGAAGCCCGCGACATGGCTGACCGGACGCGCTTTGAGTCCAAGCTGAACAGCGATCCGCGCCGCGCGAAGTACGCGGAGCGCGTGGAAACGGAAATCCAGAAAGCGCGCGCCGCGGGTAACACGCAGGCAAGCCGCGAAGACGCCTACTACTGGATGCTTGGCAAGGATATTGCGGACGGCAAGCTGAAAGCGAAGCCCAAGGCTTCCAGCACGCCGAATGTGAACCGGGGCAAGCCCGCCGGCGTACGCAGCGACGTGCAGGGGCGAGGCCGCCCGTCTTCGGATCGAGACAAGCGCGCCGCGCGTCTTGCGGACGTGAATATTTAACCCACCAGAGGAAACCATGAAACTTTCCAAATTGGGCCTCTTATGGGCCTCGCTGTTCCCCGGCGTCACTAACCAGTCGACCAGCTTCACGGCTGACGTTGAAGCGTACATTCAGGAAGAAGTCGAGCCGCTCGCGCGTCGCCAGCTCGTTGCTTACCAGTTCGGCAAGCCGCTCAAGCTCGACACGAATCGCGGTACGACGTACACCGCGTCGCGCTATACACGCCTGCCGCTGCCGTTCGCGCCGTTGCAGGAAGGCGTAGCGCCTCCGGGTGAAGCGATGACGCTGCAACAGGTCTCGGCGACCGCGCAGCAGTGGGGCGACCGCGTCATCATCACCGACGTGGCCAACCTGACCATCAAACACCCGCTGTTCCAGCAGGCGTGCGAGCTGGTCGCGCTGCAACTGCCGGAAACCCTGGAGCGCAACACGTTTAACACGTTGCTGGCTACCACGCAGGTGAACTACGCCAACGGCAAGGCCTCCCGCGCCAACCTGCTGGCGACTGACGTGATGACACCGCACGAGGTGGACCGGATTGTCGGTTCGTTCCTCACCTACGGCGTACCGCGCTTCATGGGCGATGAGCGGGAAGACATGATGATCGAAGCGGGCGCGTACCGCGATCCGTCGAAGTCGCCTGCCGTCATGCAGCATTACATCGCGCTGATCCATCCGTTGTCGGCGCAGGACATGCGAGAAAACACCACCATCGCCACCGCGTGGTCGTACAGCGACATCAACCGCCTGTACAACAACGAGCTCGGTCCGTTCAACGGCGCACGCTTCGTTGAGTCGAACATGATGCCTTACTGGACGGGCGCTGCCGCTATTCAGGGCACCGCTTCGACCTCGGGTGGCACACTCGCGACGAATGCCGGTTACCAGATCATCGTGACCGCGGCCCCCGCCTCTACGTCAGTCGAGCAGATCATCTATCAGGTGTCGAACGCGATCAGCGTCACAGGCCCCACGGGGTCGATCAGCGTCACGCTGCCGAACGTTCCGA